TTGAACATAGCTAACATATTGGCGGTTTCAATCACGGTAAACGTACAGCTAATCAATAACGATGGCGACAATGTTCACATTGTAAAGTCAGCTATTGTTCCTGTTGGCTCGTCACTGGTAGCGGTTGGCGGCGACCAAAAGATTGTGATGAACGCTTCCGACATCTTGAGGATAACAGCAAGTCAAGCATCAGCGGCGGACGTTACACTATCTGTACTGGAGATTACCTAATGGCATTAAGTACAATAGCCGCAAATCAAATAGCCTCTTTACCCGCTAGTTCGGTAGACACTGCACAACTAGCCTCTAGTGCTGTAACAAGTGCTAAGTTAGCAAGTGGTGCAATTACTTCTGCGGCTATGCCTACTGGCTCTGTTGTTCAAGTAGTTCAATCTACAACAACGAGTAATTGGTATCAGACTTCTGCACAAACTTGGCAAGATGTAACAGGACAAACAGTAACAATTACACCTTCTAGTTCTTCAAACAAAGTTCTAATAACATTAAGTGCTTGGGGTATTATTTATAACCCCGCTGGTTGTGCTATAAGGTTATTGAGAGGCTCAACAGTTATTCATGAGATGGTTAGCTATGTAACAGACACACAATGGTCGCAGGGTTGTTATACTTTTTCATACCTTGATAGCCCATCAACAACTTCTGCCACAACTTATAAAATTCAAGGTTATTCGCAAACCACAACTGCTACCGCAGAGTTTAGGTTTAATTATAGCAATAATCCTTATCCTCCTGGTCCCCCTCAAAGCACAATGATTGCACAGGAAATAGCAGGCTAATGGCGTACATCGGCGCACAACCAAATAAACAGCTAACAAAGACGACGAGCCAGTCCTTCAACGGCACAGGTTCGGCGACCGCGTTTACACTGAATCGCGCCGTGAACACTGGTGAGGAGCTAGAAGTATTCGTTGACAACGTGCAGCAGGAGCCTGGATCTGGTAAGTCATACACAGCCACAGGAACTACCCTGACGTTTGACGAAGCCCCGCCGTCTGGCACAGGTAACGTGTACGTTATTTATCGCGGTCAGGCAGAAGTAACAACACGGTTGGAAGCACCAGACCTTTCTATTACAACTGCGAAGCTGGCGGCTGATGCTGTGACTACAGCAAAAATTACTGATGCAAATGTAACAGAAGCCAAGATGTTTAGCGGCTTTGCCAACGGTATAACAGAGCTAGATATTTGGTATAAAACTGCAAATGAAACGATTTCAGGAAGTTCATCTGCCGCATTTAGTTCTAATCTTGCAAGGTGGGCTACCGAGTGGGAAAAGATTGGCACTGGGATGACTGAAAGTTCTGGTGTGTTTACATTTCCAAGCACGGGTAAGTGGCAAGTTCATGCAGAATGGTCTGGGTATGCAACTGGTAATGCTGATTATATGGGGCTGTTTATAAATACAAGCACTGATAGTGGTTCTAACTATACCACTCGCACAAATGCTTATGTCAATGCTAAAGGTAATGGAGCATATTTTCAGTTAACTCATACCGCTTTTTTTGATGTTACTAATGCGTCAACTTTTAGATTGTTTTTTTCTTATCAAACGCATACAGGGGCTTTAATTCGGGGTGGCGCAAGCAGTTTGAAAACACATTTTTCATTTATGAAAATAGCGGATACTTAGGAGTTTGAAATGCCATTAAGCAAAATTAAAACAAACTCTGTAGCTGACGAGGTTTTTGAAGCAGGGTCTAACCTTATAATTAATGGTGCTATGCAGATTTGGCAACGTGGCACATCTACTGATACAATTTCTAACGGGGGTTATCTTTGCGACAGATGGAGAATTAACCACAGTGGTACTGATGGGAATGTGGATGTAGATAGGTCAACTGATGTTCCAGCGGGTAAAGGGTTTGGATTTTCT